CACCCCGGTAGCCTTATCGGGTCGGTTGTGCGGCTGGGGTCGCACGCACCGGACCACGAACCGCAGCGGTTCGCGCCCGACCAGTGACCGGGCCGCTGGCCCCGCCCGGGAACGCCTGGGCGGGGCCGAGCCGCCTACTGGTTGTCGGGGGTTACCTGCGCCGCGTCCAACGCCGGGTCCAGCGTCGTCGAGGTCAGCTGCGTGCGGTACACCACCTCCGCGTTGCCCGACACGATCGCCGGGTCCGCGGTAGCCGAGGACTGCATGGTCGCGATGCCGGTGGTGACGTCGATCTGCACGTTCACGAACAGGGTTCCCGACGCGGGCGCGGCGGGCATCGTCAGCGGCGACCCGGACACGTTCAGCGTCGCCCCGTTGAGCGCGGTGACGGTGCCGCCGATGAGCAGGTTGCCGGCGTTGCCGTCGGGTACCTCGAGGTCGAGGTCCCAGAAGTTGGTGGCGCCCAGGACGCCGGAGGTCACACTCGCGGTAAGAGGCATGGTCAGGACTCGATTCCGCCGACGTAGAAGTAGAAGTTGGGTGCTCCCGTGCAGACGGGGAGCAGGATCGTGACGACCTGCCCCGCCGACGCGTTGGGCTGGGTCTCCATCCCGGAGGCCTGTAGCGGCGCGGTGTCGCCCTTCACGGCCCACCGGAAGATGTCCACCCCCGCGGCCTGCAGCCGGGTGTCGTGGGCGACGTTGTCGTCATAGCCCCAGAACAGGTCGGTCATGAAGTACGTCTTGCCCGCCGTGACCGTCTCCAGGGTGACGGTGGTGGCGACGGTCGCGGAGGTGGCGATCTTGCCGGTGTAGTTCTTCACGGTCTGGCCGGGGGCGACGAATCCGGCGTTGACGCGGAGGACGGGGCCGCCGGTCGTGGGGACGTAAATCTCTTCCTGTCGGTAGAGCGTGCCGTCGGCTTGGCCGTCGACATGTTCCGGGCCGATCAGGTTCGGGTTGGGTGCCATGACTCCGCAGAGTATCGGTAGGGGGGTCCACTGTGGACGGTGCTATGCAGGTAAGGCTAAGCTCACCGGCAACGCCCGTGAGGGTCGCACCACCACGCGCCCGGATAGGCGCACCAGCACCACCCGAGAACGGCCCCCCGGATGGGCGGGCACCGCACGGCGGCCGGATGGCTGCACCGGTCCCAGCGGATCCGGATGGATCGCGGACCAGACACACCGTCCGCCATTCCCGTGCCCCGGAAGGCCCCCATCCTCATGCTCGACCCACGCATCGTCGGCCAGCGCGCCGACGGCCGACCCATCTTCCTCATCGCAGGTGGCGCCGAGAACAACTTCTCCCAGTGGATCCCGGAGGAGTTCAGCTCCGACGTCATCCAGCGGGTCAACCAGATGTCCGCGGTCGAGACGTACGCGCAGAAGGTGCCGATGGGCACCGAGACCCGCTCCACCCCCCGCTCCGGCGGCGTCAACGTCGGCCTCGTGTCCAAGGGCGGCGTCTACACCGAGGACCAGAACGTCAACGACCAGGTCATCCTGACCGTGCAGAAGTTCGGGCAGTCCATCCGCATCGCCGAGGAGGACATCGACGACTCGCTCGCCGACATCGTCGCGGCGAAGCAGAAGGACTGGGCCACCTCCTACGCCAAGATGATCGACAACGCCTGCCTCGGCGTGTCCGTCGCGAAGGCCACCTCGGGTTGCCTCTTCGACTCGACCTACTACCAGCTCAGCCAGAACGACGCCTCCACCGGCTACGTCGGCGGCACGAACATCACCCAGACCGCGACCGGCGCCCCGCAGGTCAGCTTCGCGAACCTCTCCGCCGCCGCCGGAATCTACGAGGCCGGCGACTACTTCGACGAGGGCGGCACGCTCGTCATCGCGCACCCGTCGTACAAGGCGATCCTGCGCGGCGTCGTCGACACCCAGGGCCGCCCGATCTTTCAGGAGTCCACCGGCGGCTTCCCCGGCGGCGGCATGGCCCCCACCCCCGACAAGGTGTTCGGCTACGACATCAAGTGGAGCCTCGGCTGCCGCACCTCCACGACCGCGACGCAGACCCCCACCGGTAACCCGCTGATGGTGTTCTGCAACCCGCTCTACATGTACCTCGGCGTCCGGTCCGGCCCGGAGTCCATCTTCATCGACGGCCGCAACGGTCTCGCCGCGCTCACCGACGAGTCGATCCTCAAGATGCGCGCCCGCCGCGGCTACAACATCGGCCACGAGAACGCGTTCTCGATCCTCGAGCGCCGCGCCTGATGGCCCCCGCCCCGGGCGATCCGTCGCCCGGGGCGCACCGGCCCGAGAGGGTCGCCGGCCGTCTCGCCGCCGAGATCGCCTCCAACCTCGCACAGCTGCACAACCTGGAGACACGCATGGCCACCTGGGATGAAGCCCTCGCCGACCTCGACGCCGTCACGGCCGCCTCGGCGGGTGTCAAGGACACCATTCGCGGTGAGGTCGCGAACGAGTACACCGCGCAGCTCGTGGAGCGCACCGCGGCGATCAAGACCGCGCTCGGCCTGGACGCACCCGCCGCCGAGGTCGACCCGAACGTCGACCCGAACGTGGACCCGAACCAGCCGGTCTAACCCCCAAGCCGGCCCCTCACATGTGACCTCGTCCTCGGTGGGTCACACGAGGGGCTGACCCGGTGAGGCCGGGGGGCGCGTCCACCCGTCAGCGCGACCCCCCGGTCTCACCCACTACCCGAAGCTAGGAAGGAGGCGGCGATGACACTCCCCGTAGCACCACCCGGGCAAACCACCTGGTGTACCGCCGCCGACGTCCTCCAGCTCACCGGCGTCACCGTCGACCTCCCGCAGGTTTACGTGGCCAACGCCACCCTCGAGCTGCACCTCGGCCGCACCTACGTCGAGCTCGTGTCCAACCCCGACAACGGCGGCAAGGTCAAGGTCGGGCGCCGCGACATCGAGTGGCTACGCCGAGCCTGCGCCTACCAGTGCGCGTGGATCGTCGGGCAGCCTGACCTGTTCCGCCGTCTCGACGCCGACGCCGTCCCCGCCGGCGGTGGCCGGCCGATCGTGTTGAAGGACCGCGGTCTCACCCTGGCCCCGCTCGCCCGTAAGGCGCTGGAGCGGGTCACGTGGTTGCGGTCCCGTTCGCTGCACGTCCGCTCCCCGTTCGAGGACGGTCTCGGTGGGATCAACCCGAACCCCGACGCGGAGAGCAACGACCAGTACGAGCCGTGGTCGCCGCTGTGAGCGCCTTCTGATGTACGCGCTGTGCTCGACCACGGTCACGATCCTTCGCGGCACCACCACCAACGCCTACGGCGACATCGTCGACGACCCGACCAACTCCGTGGTCGTCGCCCGCGGTGTCCCCGCCCGGATCACCGTCTCCAGCGTCCGCGCCTACGACCCGGCGAGCTCCACGCTCCGGGTTATTCAGGCCGTCGACGGAGTCGTGCAGTCCGACACCGACATCGTCGACGGAGACCAGCTCGTCGACGAGAACACCAACGCCACCTACTCGATCGAGTCGGTGACCCAAGACGGAGGTCCGGCGTTCGTGCCGGACCTCGAGCTAGTGCTGCGCCGCGTCACCTAAGAGCCCGTAAACGGCTCGATGAGGCACAGCAGGACCGAACGCCGTAAAGGCGGAGGAGGTGTCACGCATGGCCGGAGTCGGGTTCCGCGAGGACGGCGGATGGCACGCCGAGATCGACCTGACTATCGCCCAGTACCTCGAGCGGGTCGCGGTCGCGATCGAGACCGACGCTAAGACGATCTGCCCGCTCAAGACCGGCGAGTTGAAGAACTCCATCGATCACGAGGTGCGCGGCCTGACCGCCCGCATCGGCACCAACTCCGGCTACGGCCTGTACGTCGAGCTCGGGACGAACCCGCACGTCATCCGGGCGACGAACGCGACGGTACTGGCCAACAAGGAGACCGGGCAGGTATTCGGCCCGGTCGTGCACCACCCCGGCACCAAGGCGCAGCCGTTCCTTCGTCCGGCGTTGTATCGCAAGCGTGGGGCGGCCGGGTGACCACCACACTGCTGCACCCCAACACCGAGCTCGTCGTCGGCGCCTGGCTGGGCGGCATCACCGGCCTGTCCCCGAAGATGGTCGCCACGCAGCTCCCGCGGGCCGTCCCGGCGACCGGGTTCGTCACCTACCACGTCGCCGGCGGATCCCCGTCGATGTATACGCCGCTGCGCTCCCCGGTACTCGGCGTCGACTGCTGGGCCGCGGCGTCCGGGTCGAACAAGCCGCAGTGGTTCCTCGCCAACTCCCTGGCCGAGCTCATCGACCAGGGATGCAGGGCGAGCAACGCGCAGCGCTGGCTCACGCTGCCCGGCCAGTACCAGCAGGCCCGGGTGACGACCGCCTACCTGTTGTCGGAGCCGCAGCGGCTCTACGACGACCCCGGCAGCTACGCCCGGTACGTCTTCAACCTCGCCGTGAACTGGGTGGCCGCCGTATGAGGCGCCGCTTCGGGCTCATCTCCCGCCAGTACAACGGGCTTCTCACCCTCAACGGGCTGGTCATCGTCCATCACTCCCGCGAGCAGCTGGCATGGCTGCACCCCGGGGCGCGTGTCGTCGAGGTTCCCTCCGACACGCCGGCCTCGCAGTGCCTGCCGCTGCTACATCACCCCGATTACGTCGGGGCCTTCGACGCACACGGCGACGTCGTCAGATCGGCGTTCCGCGATGCTTCTTGAACTGACCCCGGTCACTCTTGCCGCGAACCGGGCGTGGGCGAAGGCCAACCCTGAGAAGGCCGCCCTCGTCCACCGAATTAAGAGGCAGCGCAAGCGTGCCGCCGGAACGTTGAGCACCGCCGACTGGCGCTCCGTTCTGGCCGCGTACGGCAGCGCATGCCTCTGCTGCGGATCTGACGATCCGCCCACAATCGACCATGTTGTCCCGCTCAGTCGTGGTGGCAGCAATACGGTCGACAATGTTCAGCCGCTCTGCAATGGCTGCAACATGCGCAAGGCCACCAAGACGATCGACTATCGACCGCAATTCGCGGTCGCTGACTGAAGGAGCTGGTTCCCATCTCGGTGACCGCCACGAATCTGCTAATGGGCGCGGGAGTGCTGTATCAGGGCCTCTTCCAGGCCACTGAGCCGCTCGACACCGCCATCAACACCACCCCCGCCGCGTCCGCCTGGACCGACCTGGGCGCCACCGACGGCGGCCTCAAGTTCGCCGTCGACCAGAAGTTCGCGACCCTGACCTGCGACCAGCTCATCGACGACGTCGGTTCCCGGCTGGTCAACCGCGCCGTCATGTTCGAGACGAACCTGGCTGAGCCCACCCTGGCCAACCTCAACCTCTCCATCAACGGCGGCACCGCCGGGTCGGGCGCGAACTACGCCAGCCTCGACGCGCTCAACACCGTCGCCGCCAGCCAGATCCCGTACTTCGCGACGATCTTGGACGGTTACGCCGTCGGCCCGGCCAACTCGAACTTCCGCCGCCGGGTCCTTCTCCGCAAGGTCGTCAACACCTCGAAGGTCGAGTCGGCGTTCGCGAAGGACAAGCAGACCTTCATCCCGGTGATGTTCAAGTCCCACTACGTGTCCGGGACCGTCACGCCGTTCAGGATCACCGACCAGACCGCGTGATACCCGGCCGGCGCGGCGGCCGCTCCCCAGTCGCCGCGCCAGCCGACCCACCGACCCGTCCGCCACATAACCGAGGAGAACCACCGTGGCCGCCACCACCCGCCCCCGCAAGTCCCCGGCCCGACCTGCGGTCGTCAAGTCCACCCCGCGTTCGGCCGTCACCGCGGGCCGGCGCGATCCGATCGACGTGCTCGGCGACAACGACGGCATCGAGCCGCTGCTGTTCACCAGTCCCGACGAGCCCGAGGTCGATGAGCGGATCGTCGTCGCCTACCTCGACGACTACCCGCTCACCATTCCCACGAAGATCCCGCCCAACGTGGCGCTGCGGCTGATGCGTACCGCCCGGGTCAACGGCGACGAGTCGGCGTTCTCCGAGATGCTCGAGGAAGTCCTCGGCAGCGAAGGTCACACCGCGCTGGTCAACTGGCGGCACCTCACCCCGGACAACCTCACCGACCTAGTGAAGATCATTCAGCGCCAGACCATGGGGGCGCTGGAAACCCCAAAAGGATCTTCGAGGAACGCCTAGATCAGCTCCGCTGGATCCTGGTTCACCTCGATGACCTCGACGCCGACTTCCTCGCCCACTACCGCATCGACCTCGCCGACCCGCAGGTCGACATGACCGCCCCCCGGTTCCTGGCCCTGTGCACCCGCACGATGGCCTACCGCGGCGTCATGCGGGAACGGCTACAGGTCGAGGCCGAGGCCAGCGAACCGGCGCGCACCCCGACCTACAGCGCGCCGGCGGCGAGCGAACCGGCCGGGAACGCGGGAGACCGAATGGTCAGCCCCGACGAAATGAGATCGATGTTCCCGGACCTGTTCGCGCAGGGAGGAGGTGACCCGCTGTGAGCGATGGATTCAAGATCGCAGACGCGTTCGTCGAGGTGACGGTCGAGGACCGCACAGAGGAAGGCGTCGCCCGGATCAAGGGCAAGCTCGCCGACCTCCACGGCGCGGCGAAGGTCGACGCCGACATCGCCTCCGCCGAAGCGAAGGTCGACCAGGCCAAGGCGAAACTCGACGAGCTCAACGCCAAGCGCACCAGTCCGCGGGTCGACCTCGACATCTCCGAGGCCGAGGGCAAGGCCGACGAGCTCCAGGCCAAGCTCGAGGAGTTGTCGCAGGAACGCGCCTCCCCCCGCGTCGACGCCGACATCGCCGACGCGACCGCGGCGCTCGAACGGGTCCAGGTCAAGATTCAGGAGTTGGAGGCCAAGCGGGCCTCCCCGAAGATCGACGCCGACATCGCGGCGGCCGAGGCGAACCTCCAGCAGGTCACCCTCAAGGCCGACGAGCTCAAGGCGAAACGCGCCGTCATCCGGGTCGAGGCCGAGGTCGGGGAGGCGAGCGCCGAGCTCGGCGCGGTCAAGGCCGAAGCGGACGCGCTCGGCGGGAAGTCGGAGAAGCTCAAGGTCGACGCCGACGTGTCCGGTGCGTCGTCGTCGCTGGCCACCATCCCGCCGCTGCTCGGCGCCATCATCGGGCTCGCCCCCGTCGCCGCCGCCGCGATCGCCTCGATCGGCCCGGCGCTACTCGGCGCCGCCGCCGCCGCCGGCGCGCTGGGTGGCGCGT